CTGACATTAACCAAGTCCTCTTCTGAACTTTCTCGTGGTATGTTTTGAAGATTTGGATGAGAAGAACTAAGCCTTCCAGTTACAGCAACACAATCGTTAAAAGATGTTCTTATTCTCCCATCTGCATCAATCAAACCAAAATAAGGATGGCAAAATGTATTTAATTGTTTTTCAGCTTTCCTATACTTTAACAAATACTTAATAAAGTCTGCCTTATCTTTTATTGGTTCTAAAACTTCCACCCCGGTCATACAGTTATCCTTTTCATTTTTGGGGAGTTTAATACCCAAATCTGTTATGGTCTTTGCTACTTGTACTGGGCTATTGAGATTCATAGGAGCAGTTTTAATTTCCCCCCCAAACAAATCTGTTTCTACCAAGGTTTTTTTGTTGATAGAATTATAAGCTAACTCCGCATATTTTACTCGCTCTTTTGTAAGGAACTTTTCAAACTGGACAAGTTTTTCTCGATTTATCTTAACACCATTGATAAATAAGTCAACCAAGACATTTGTGAATGGCATCTCAATATCATAAAAGAGGTGGTGCAGGCCTTGACTTTCAAGTAGCGGTTTTTCAATTTCATAAAGTTGCCACGTCCAAATAGCATCGTTAATTGCATAATTATAAAACTTCTTTGTTGAGTGCCCACCATTACTCGCCTCTTTATATTTTAAAATATCCTTGGGGTCAACTTTCAAAACCCTTACAGCAAGACTTTTTAATCCACAGGGTTCGTTTTCATTAAGCAAGTGTGCAGCAACTTGGCTACAAAATATTTTCCCTTTAAATTTCATCTGAATTCCTCAAATAAGAAATGGCAGAACACAACAACTCAATGCCCAAATCATCCGTTTGTAACGACCCCAAAGCGGTATTACACCTATAACAAAGCAAACCTCTAACTTTACCAGTTAAATGATTATGGTCAACGTGCAACTTCACTTTTCCGTATTGATTTTCTCCCCCAAGAAAACTTCCGCAAACAGCACACTTGCCACCCTGCTCCTCAAACATTTGGTTATATTGGTTTAAAGAAATATTAAACAACCGTTTTAACCTGTGGTTTTCAAACATCTCCTTATTATTATAATAATAGTCCTTTTGCTTTTCAAGTGCTTTGGTATGGTTCTTTTTATACCACGTTTTTCTAATGAGGTTTATTCTATTCTTGTTCTTTTCCCAATATTCTCTTCTTTCCTTTTTGTGTTCCTCACGATATTTTTTTTGATATGCTTTTTCATCATTCATAATTTTATAACTCCATCCCATATTGCACAAGAAATCTAAGGTCAAAAGCTGCATTGTGTAATATTAAACCCTTACAATTTTCACATACCCTTTTTATAAGAACTTGAATATAATCTTCCCCAACTTTCAAAAAATCTATATAGCAAGCCCACTTCCCATCACACATCGAAGCCCCTGTAATTTTACTACCAATACCAAGCCCGGTAGTTTCCAAATCGAAAGAAAAAACTTCCGCTTTAAAAGCATCCAGCCACTCAATTAACTCTTCTTTAGTTGTGATAAAAACTTTTTCCATACATTACCTATCTATCATTATCATAAGTATCACCATCGTAATCGACTAAATGGGATAAGCCTTTTGTAAATGGCTCACCAGAAGCCGGACGATATGTTTTTGGGTAGGGACGACAGCATCTTTCGCAGGTAGGGTCAATTACATTTTTTGTTGCTACCCGTATAGGTTCTCCACACCCCTTACAAAAACTCCGTACATATTTACTTCCGGGTATGTGGTCTCCAATTCGCAATCCATTCTTATCTACCAACTCGTTTTGTTTATTTCGCTTTTTCATTTGAACGTATTATACCATAAATAGCATACCGTGTCAAGAGAAAAATTAGGAAATTTTAAAAAAACTACCCAATTATTGGGATTACTTTAAAAAATAAAAAATTTTTAATTGCTATAACCCCTGTGTTAATAAAAAGTTAAGTGTGTTAATTTTGTAAAAATATAAAAAAATCGTGTACGAAGAAAAAGTATCTGGTATAATAAGGATGGAGAGGGTAAGTTATTTTAAATGTAAAAAAACCTTGAAAATTGAAAGATTTTCCTTGACAAAAAGTGTTAATTATGGTATAATACAAAAATGAATCAGAAACCGATTAGAGTTTGGGACGCTTGTGATAAGTCTGCTGCTGCTGAAGGTCAAGCAATATCAAAAATGAATAGCTACAGCATCCAAGATAGAGAAGAATCAAGAGTCCCTCGAAGATTATTTTCAAACGCTGTCTGTTTTGCAATAGAACAAATGTCAAATAAAGAATACAAAAAATTGCTTGACAGAAATAGCATTTTATATTAGTTCTTTAAAAATATAATAAAGTGCGGTGGAGTGTGAAAAACGCCAGCCGGAAAAAATGGCTCATCGAAGTTAATTAAGAATGACTTAATTGATAGGTCAAACCGAGAAGATGTAATGGACTAAAGCTCTGCATCTGACCTTTTGTTGTATTGAGATACCCAATGACAACTTTAAGCATTACTTTGATATACGGATATTTACTTTATTATTATATATTACTTTGTTTCTTTAATGAGATTATATTTATCTCAATATAACTCGGTAAAAAGTTTAACAAGATGAAAAAGGTAGAGAACTTAATGACACAATGGAACTCAAAGAAAAGAAAAAATGCAATCCGTAAAGATGCCAAATTCAATGTACCTATGTTAAAGGTTGCTCAGAATTTAGTAGCTTTGGGATTTACAGAGAAAGACCTTGGTATCGTCCTCGGCTGTAAGCCAGCAACCATTGCCAGTTGGAAAACTCGTTACCCCGAATTTTTCAAAGCAAACAAAAAGGGAAAACAAATTCTCAAGGGTATCTTGGTTGCTCAAATGATGCGTGCAGCCGAGGGTTACGATTATACAGAATTTACAGAGAAGTTTGACGTACTTGTTGATGGGAATGATGTTGAAATAGATAGACCACTTACTGACGAAGAAGGCAAGGATGTTACGGTTGATAAAGATAGCAAAGAAATTCCACACAATATAAGAAAAAAAACAATTACAAATCATACCAAGCATCAAGCCGGAAATTCCCAACTGATGATGTTTTTAGCTCAGAATTTACTACCCGAAATGTTCCCCCGAAACGCTGCTATTGCAGAACAAAACATCGTGGCAATTATTGGAAGTGTAGAGGGAGATAGATTACTTAGCTTCGCTGGAAAATTACAAGAAGCAACAAGAAAAGCTGTTGAATCTAAGGAGGTTGATATAAGTGCATCCGATTCTGAAGGATAATACTGCCGAGAAGATAATTGCTGGGATACCCAAAGACCTTGCAGAAAATCTTGACTATCGAGTAAAGCTGCACGATTGGTTAAGTAAAGATGTAGAGGCACAAAAAGATTACATAGCACTTATGCTACTATATCCAGTGATAGCTTTTGATACTTTGTTTTGGACGTTGGACGTTAGAAAAACAAATCCTGCGGAAAGAAACAGACAATTTGTTTTACGACCCCAGCAAGAGAAGGTAGTAAACATTGTTAGGGATTGTGTTAATCAAAAATTTCCACAGGGTGAAAATGACTTGGCTATAGATAAAAGTCGAGAAGAGGGTGCAACAGAGTTGTTAATGAAATATGTAACATTATTAACTATGTTTGTTCCCAGCACTGTATCTTTAATTGGTTCTCGTTCGGAGGACTTGGTTGATAAGACTGGGGCGAGAGGAACACTCTTTACAAAAATTGACTATACTTTAGCACACTTGCCAAAGTGGTTAGATGATAGGTTACACTTTGACCGGGTATTTAAAACCCTTGTGAATTTAGATATTGACTCGGTAGTTGAGGGAGAAGCTACTAATGAGAGTTTTGGTGCAGGAAAAAGGTCAACACTTTTAATTCTTGATGAATTTGGCCGTGTGTTAGCTAATTTAGCATCAGCTATAGCAGATACGGTAGCAGATATTACGCCGTGTGTTATTTATAATTCAACACATTTTTACGGAGCAGGCCATCCATTTGCTAAGTTGATTAGAAGTGGAAATATTAAAGTTGCTCGCTTGCCTTGGGAACTTAACCCGGAAAAAAATTATGGGTTGTATAAAAGTTCTGAAGAAGGTTCAATAGAGCTTGTAGATAAAGATTACTATTTTAAGAATTGGCCAAAGGTATTTGAACAGATTGGAAGCTCTTTTAAAATTTTAGATTATGAATCTTGTGAAATTGAAGATAAGCCGGTGTTTAAAGCGGATGGTTGCTTAGAAATTGATGGTGATTCACGCAGTCCTTGGCACGATGCGGAGGAAATAAGAAGAAGTCGTAGGGACTTAGCAATGAATGTTTGGAGAAACCCAGAGGGTGCATCTGATATGTTCTTCGATTCCCTTGTTAATAATAGAATAAGAGCAGACTTTGTTACTAAGCCTTTTATTGCAGGTGATTTTAAACTTTCTGAAGTTACAAAAAGCAAAATAAAAAAAGCTGTGTTTGTTGAGAGTGTTGAAAAGAAATTTCGTTGGTGGGGAAAACTGATTGAAATTGATGGTGAGTTACATCCAGATAAACTACACAACTTTATTTTGGGTTGTGATATATCTTTTGGTACTGGGGCATCTAATAGTACAGTAATGATAGTAGATGCAAATACAGGGGAATTAGTAGGGGAGTATGTTAGTGCTACCTTATCACCAGAAAACTTTGCTGATATGGTATGTGCTATTGGAATGTGGATTGGTGGAGCATCTAAAATTCCATTTTTGATTTGGGAACGAAACGGTGGTCAGGGTATCAACTTTGGCAGAAGAATTATTGACAATGGCTATATGAATGTTTATACAAAAACAAATGAGACTTCTAAAACACGAAAAAGATTGCAGACCTTTGGCTGGGATAGCACTGGTGGAGAGAGTGGAACAAAGCAAGATTTATTAACACGATTACAAATAGCCTTAAAGATAGGGTTGATGAAGAAACCAGATAGAACCTACATAAGGGTATTTTCAGAAGAGGTTGTAAATGAACTTGATAGTTATATGTTCTACCCTTCCGGTGAGATTGATGCAGGGGAATTGATTGATAAAGATTCGGGTGCGAGAAAACGACACGGGGATAGAATAATCGGTTTGGGATTATGTGTGTTAGCATTACAAGACCAGCCAAAAGCAGCTAACGTGTTAAAATCTTCTCCGCCTTATGGCTCGTTTGCTTGGAGACAAAACCAAAGAAAACAAAAAGATGCCCTGAAAAAAGATAACTGGGGTGAAAAAGATAAAAAAACAATGGTAGGTTGGAAATGATGATTATTCATCTGGGGAAAAAATTTGACTTTGACATTTTCCCCTTTGACTGGGGTTTCGGATTTGAAAATAAAGAGTATATATGGCTTGCTAAGTGGTTCATTAGATTTGGGCCATTTTGCCTTCTTAGAAAACAGGAAGATGGAGATAATGAATGACAAATAAAACTCTTGATAATAAAGGGGATACAAGTTTAGTATCTACATTGCACAGAGGTATTAAACAGTGCAATAAGGTTTGTGGCCCGGCTTTGGCAAAAAAGCAAGCTCTTCTTGGTGAGTATGCAAATGGTTGGTACACGGATGCACCGACTTCAAGACGGCCTATGAATATGGTTGCAAGAGCGGTTAAACTTTTACTGCCTCTTTTAGCTTCCAAAAATCCTAATGCAATGACAAGAGCACGTGTCATAGAGTTAGCTCCTGCTGCGGAAGTTATGCGATTAACATTAAACCACCTCTCAAGTAAAATAAGACTTGGGGCTACTATGAGAGAAGTTGTTTTAAATGCTTTATTTTATATGGGGATTATTAAAAAAGGAATATGTGCCGGTGGGCCAAGAATTAAAGATGCTTATGGAGCGTACCACGATGCAGGGCAGCTTTTTTGTGATTCAGTCCACCCAGAAGATTATAAGTTTGATGTTTCTGCAAGAAAGAAAGAAGAGCTTGATTGGGAAATGAATTGGTTTTATGTTCCTGCTGAGTATATTCTTGATTCTGGATTGTATGATAACTATGATAAATTAAACATCGCATACGGAAAAGATATTAAAAACTCCGCTGAAGAAATAGCAAAGGGAAATATTAAACATTTTGATTCGTTAAAACCGTATGTAAAACTGGGTGAGGTTTATATTCCATCAGAGAATGTTTTAATAACTATACCAGCCGATGGGGAAGGAACTGAACCTATAAGGACTGTTGACTATACTGGCCCGGTCGGTGGGCCATTTGATTTGTTATCATTTGATATATTTCCGGAAAGTATTGTTCCAATCGCCCCACTATTTGTTAATCTTGATTTACACTATTTCATAAACATAATGACCAGAAAAATGGCTCGGCAAGCCAATAGAGAAAAGAAGATATTAGCTTATCAAGGTAATGCTGCCGGAGATGCAAAAAGAGTTACTGATGCTGTGGATGGCGGTTCGGTCAGGGTTGATGATGTTAATGCTATGAAAGAGATTGAATATGGTGGAACAGCAGATGCTTCTTATAAATGGGTTGAGTGGTTAAATGCAAAGTGGAGTGAACAACTTGGCAATGCTAATTTGATAGGTGGTTTGAAAGCGGATGCAGGAACTTTGGGGCAAGAACAAATGATGCAAGCCAACGCTTCCGCTTCTATTGATGATATGGTGGGACAAGTTCACACATTGTTAAAAGGAATTTTTGAAACTTTTGCTTTTCATATTTTTACAGACCCATTTTTAGATATTACAGTATCGAAACGAAAAGCAGGCTTATATAATATTCCGGTTCATTTAACCGCAGATACAAGAGAAGGGGATTTTTGGAGTTATAATTTTGATGTAGAACCTTATTCTATGCAACGTATGAATCCTCAGATGAGGATGAGAAGAATAATGGAGATTGTTCAGGGTATAATAGTTCCTACGTTACCCCTTGCAATGCAACAGGGTGTCCAACTTAATATACCGGCACTGGTTAAATCAATTAGTCGAGATATGGATTTGACAGACAGTGAGATTGAAGAGTTTTATAATGTTGCTACTAAGGTTCAGTCATCGCTTGGGCCATACCAGCCAAGCAAGGGTGTAAGTGATTCTATGGGAGCTTCAGGAGCATCGAAAGACCTTAATTCTATCCAGCAGCAAAACAGGGCAGGTGGTAAACCATCACCTCCAAATACGAATAACGTATAACTGAGAGGAATATTATGACTTGGAAAAGTGTGGTTTCAATATCTTTGATAATTATAATGGCTTGTGTTATGATAAGCGGCTGTCGAATTGCTTCTCCCCAGCCTAATAATCAAATGATACCAGAGACACAGAAGGAAGCTTTTTTTCAGGCTGTTCAGAAAACAAACTGGTTGGTAACTGTTAGTATAGTTGGAATTGCAATCAGTGTATTTGCTTTTTTAAATGGGAATAAGGGAGCAATGGCGGCTGCGGTAGCTTGCTTTGTTTGTTTAAGTATATCCTTGGCTGTAGCCCGGTATGCTACTGTGATAGCAATAGGTGGGACAATAATTTCTCTTGGTTTATCAGCCTATACAATATTTGTAAAAAACCGGGCATTGAAAGAGATAGTTACAGACATACAGGAATTTAAAAATGATGTTCCTGTGTGGAGTATAAAAGATTATTTAAGTAAGCAGGCGGATACCACCAAAAGCATTGTTAAAAAAATTAAGGAAAAAATATAATGGGCTTACATATTTTTAGATGTGAAACTTGTGATTATCATATTGATACTGATGATACAATCACCCCACACATTTGTCCAAAATGCAAAACACGAATGTACTGGGATTTTACCAATGCTAATGTGGCACTTGATGGGGATACTCCGGGATTTTATTCTCCCGATTTGGGGATGCAAATTGATTCCCCGGCTCATTTAAAAAGAGTATTGAGGAAAAGAAAAATGGTTACTTTAACAGATTCTAAACAAAAACGTGATTATGATACAGAGATGCTTGATAGAGCACGTTCAGGGGAGTTTGATAAATGCAACAGAAATCGCTAAAACTTATTCTTTGTTTACTGGTTGTCATACTAAGTGTTAAAGTAGCATCATTGTATGATAACCATCTTTGTATTAAGCATAATATGCAGTTTAATGTTTTAATAGAGGGTGTAATTGAAACTCCCTATGGTACACAGTATTGGATTGGTAGCGGAGTTATAATTGGTAAAGATGGTTTTATAGTTACTGCCCGGCATTGTGTAGAAGGTGCTACTTTTATTAAAGTTACATTTCAAGATGGTCGGATGTATATTGTTAATACTTGGATGATGGATGATGACCGAGACGTGGCTATATTTCAAGTTCCAGTTGAGTTTAACACAACCGCTACTATAGGAGACACAAGTGAATTAGAGCAAGGGGATAAACTTTACGACATTGGCAACCCACTCGGAATATGGGAATTTAAAGTTATAAAATGTGAGGTAGAAAAAAATAATTTTAATCGTTTAGCTATGGGCAGTGTTAATTATATATTTATTACCGGGGACATAAAGCCCGGTTGTTCAGGTGGGGGGGTTTATTACGGGCGAAAACTAATGGGCATAGTTTCATTAGGTGGCACAGGTGTATCGTTTTTGATACCTTCTGAGGAAATAGAAAAATTACTTAGTGAATACAGGGAAGTTTTACTTTAACCTACCTCGTTATTTAACGAGAAGCCGAAAGGAAAACAAATGGAAAATGAAAAAAAAGAAACTGAAGTAAGTGAGAACAAGGTAGAAGAAGAAAACAAAGTAGCTGAGAATGAAGAGAAGTTAGTAAAAGAAAACCACGAAAAGCTGTTGGAAGTTGTTGAGAAATCTATCAACCCGGATGGGGATGGTGGTACTCAAGATGGTGGAAAGAAAGATGAGAAGAAGGCTGGGGAAGAAGAAAATAAAGTAGTTGAGAAGAAGGCTGAGGAAAACTTAGGGAAGAAGGGTGAAGTAGAAGATGATTCTACCAATAAAGATGATTCTGAAACTACCAAAAAACTTTCTGATTTGAGCTTACCCAAAAGACTTATTCAGGCTGCTAAAAGAAGCCATATTTCTGATGAGGAAGTAATTGCTTTAGGTGATAATGCTACTTTGGTACTTGGTAAACTTGCAGATAATCTCGATGTTGTTTCAGAGAGGTTGGGAGCACTTGGCCGAAATGCTAAAGTAAGTGTGAAGCCGGAAGAAAAAAAGGAAGTTAAAAAAGCTACCCTTAAACTTCCAGAAGAGATGGTTGATACGGAGTTCGGCAAGCAGTTGCAGAGTTTTGTAACTGGTTTAACCGAACAAGTTACTGGTTTAGAAAAACGATTATCTGAGAAGAGTAATCAATCTATCCAAGTTAATACAAAAGAAAGAGATACGAAGATTGATGGTTTCTTTGATACAGTATCAAAAAGTTATTCTGAATTTGGTAACAGCAAGACTTTGACTAATGCTGAGATTGTTATGCGTCAAAATGTTTGGGAAAAGGCTGATGATATTATGATTGGCTCACAACTCAATGGTGATGCAACTACTCTTGATGAGGCATTGCAACAGGCTATGAGTATCTATGAGGGTAAAAATCCTACAAAGGTCAAAGAAAAACTCGTAAATGAAGTTAAACAAAGAGAAAAACACCTCGCATCGAGACCAACCTCTAAAAAAGGTAAGACTGCGGAAAAAACTGACAGGAGTAAAGCAGTAGAAGCAGTTGCAAAACATTTGAAAGAGACTGGTCAAAATGGGTGGTAAATTGAAAGGAGTTCAAAGATATGGATGGTAAAAAAGATACTGAATTGCTTGATTTGATTGAGGCGACCCTACCCTTTTTTGAAAAGCTGGCTTTTGGTGCTCCACAGAAATATACCGATTATCCAATATTGAATAAGGTATTGAATAACGGTATGAAACTTGCTGGTGGAAAATTTGCTGAATTTCCAGTGGTAATTAAAGATTCGGGTCAATCAGAGTTTACTCAGCTTTATGCAACCAAAAAGTACAATCAGGTTGATGTACTTAAAAAAGCTACTGCTGTGTGGTCAAGATTAACAACCCACTGGCTTTGGGATAGACGAGAAACACTTGAAAATAAGGATGCAGAGCAGATTGTAGATTTGATGAGTGTTCGTAGGTCTGCTTCGGAGTCGTCAATGGCAAACGATTTTGAGGAAGCTTGTTGGCAGACTGTTATTTCCGAGGATGATGAGTTTGGGTCATTTCGTGGATTACCTTATTGGATTAGTAAGGGAGCGAGTGGTGGTTATAATGGTAAGAGTACGGTTGACAGGGATGAAAATGCTATTGCCACAGTTGGTAATATCAATCCTACCACGTACACTCGTTGGGCTAACTATACACAAACCTATGCTAACAAAATTGATGACTTGATTGCCGGAACAGTGGCTAAGAGTCTTATCGATGATGTTGAGTCAATGCTTTCTGCAATGACTATTGCTTACACTATGACTAATTTTAAAGCACCCCGAACTGTGGATGATTTGAAAGCTCATAACCCCCTTGGTAATTTTACTATCTATGTGGACAGTAAAACTAAGATTGTTTATGATATGTGTGTGCGTAGGCATAACATTGGTCAGGCGTTTGGATATGACCTTGGTAAGTTCAATGGTCAGTCAGCTTTTAATAGCACTCCGTTAGAAAGAGTTCCACAGCTTGATGATTTTGCTACTGCTAATATAACGGGTGTTCATCCGATGTTCTATGTTAATCACAATGCTTTGAAAGCAATGGTTTTGCGAGGCGATGATTTTTACGAACATAGCCCAATGATTCTTCCCGAATCGGGTGGTAATGTTGCTGTGGTAAATGTGGATTTGAGTTGCCAGTTGATGTGCAAAGACCGCCGCACACAGGGACTTGTTTATGCTGCATAAGTTTAAGTAAAAAATTAAAAAATTGAAAGGAGTTTAGATTATGCCAAATTATCAGTATAATCAAGAAAAGTATTCCATAAAGAAAGTTTATTATGAGGGTACTGACACCTTAAAGGGTGGATATATTTTGTGCTACAACTCAGACGCAGTTCTTGATATGGGTGGAGAAACCATAGCTGACGGCAAGCAGTGCGAAGGTAAATTCCTTCGTGTCGAAAAGCCCAAAACAGCTAATGCTTTTCACGTTGCCGGTATTGTTCCGCAGAGCGAGTCTGGTAAAGTTGGCCCTTGTTGGGTTACAGTTATAGAGCCAGATGGACACTTTGTTCCAGTTAAGAGTGATGCCAATGTTACAGCCGAGGATGTTCTTTATATACAGAACGCTTCCTATCTTGCTGGTGCAAGTGGTGTAGCTGCTATCGGCGTGGCGGTTGAAACCATCAACCGCAGTGAAACAAATGGCTTGGTTCTTCTCAAATGTAGCTTGGTAACAAGTGAGGAAGTCATCGATTTAGCTTCTGTTGATACCAGAGTTACGGCGGCGGAGAGTGTTAATACTTTGCAGGATGATAGTATAGATTCTATAGAGGTTATCAATTCTGCCAACGCAAGTATAGATGTAGTTCAAGATGCAAGTATTGATTCACTGGAACTTGTAGATTCTGTCAATGCAAGCACTGATGTTGTTCAGGATGCAAGTGTTGATTCTTTAGAGCTTATTGATTCAGTCAACCTTTCGACTGAGGTAGTGGACGTAGCTTCTATTGAAGTTAGAGTGGGTGCTTTTGAGAGTGCAACCAGCGTTGCTTCTATTGATTTAATAATGAGTGCTAACCTGAGTACCGATGTT